GATCGCAAGCCGGAACTGACCGACGCAGGCGAACTTGTTTTAGGCGAAGATGGAGAGCCTACAGTCCCGCCAGACTACCGTCTAAAAAAGATTCTTGATACCAAAAAAGGAAATATGGCACGATATGGCATCAAGTATATAGGAGATGGCTCAGATGGCGAATAAGACTATCAAAATGGAATTGTCGCATAAATCTATACAGGACACAATAAAGCAGCTCAGAGCGTATCAGAAGTCGCTTGCAAGCAAGAATGAAGAGTTTGTCCGCAGGCTGGCAGAACTTGGAATCCCGGTCATAGATGAAAACATAGCATTGGCGCAAGGCGATTCTGACAAAAACCATAACACCTATATCAGAATCAATAACTTTGGCGGTTATTCTCAGGCGACGCTTGTGTGTGAAGGCTCTGACCTTTTATTCATTGAGTTCGGGTCGGGCATTCACTACAACACTCCGGCGGGAACCAGCCCACATCCAAAAGGACAAGAATTTGGATATACAATCGGTTCATACGGGCAAGGGAACGGAAAGAATGAATCGTGGGTTTATTTTGCCGATTCTGGCGAATGGGTACGCTCTTATGGTACCGAAGCCACTATGCCGGTATATAAGGCAAGCGTGAAAATCATGCAGAGTATTAGGAAAATTGCAAAAGAAGTATTTTCTTCATAAAAATTCCATACAAAAACATACATCGAAAAATGATATACTGTAACATATAAAAGCATCTACCTGAGCGGTGGGTGCTTTTTCTTATAACGAGGTGATTCTATGCCAGACACGATTAACAACCCAGTATCAGAAGTATTTTCTAGGTGGAGTAAAGATATTCAACCAACAGTCGGCAAAGGCAATTTTTCCATGGAAAAAAGCCAGACAATAGCATCTGGTAAAACGAAATACGCCAGATTGTTCATGATGGGTAATCCCACACAGTCAACAAGTCTTGAAGGTCACGAATGCGCAACAGTTCTTTCGTTCCAAACAGAAAGCTACGCATCTGGGACAAAGGCTTTATCGACTGCATACGAAATCGACAGCAAAAGTCATCAGGCTATGGTTTCGATGGGCTTTCGCCGGACATACGGACCGGAAGAAGTTGCAAACTCTGAAAAGAGTTTCAAACGAATCATAAGCCGGTACAGCAGAATTTACACCGGGCAATTATTGGAAGCGTAACAGCTTCTATTTTTTATACCAAAAAGAAAGGAGAGTGTCCTATGAGTAAAGATAAATTACAATGGCTGAAAGCTGCGGGAATCAGAGCTGTTAAGACAATTGCTCAAACAGCAGTTGCGACAATCGGAACCGCAACAGTCCTTGGAAGCGTTGACTGGAAGATGGTCGTATCTGCGTCCGTTCTTTCCGGCGTTTTATCCTTGCTTACATCTGTAGCAGGGCTTCCAGAACTGAAAACAGACACAGATGAATAGAAAGGACGGTGATCCTTTTATCTCCCGGGCACAGGGTTACGTGTCAGAGCCGACAAGGCTTTTTTTATTGTGATTTTATAGCTGAATAAGCAGAAAGGAGCCGAATATGGCAGAAAAAGGAAATATAGCAGGCGTAAGTACCGTTGGTTCGCTTACTGGATATGCAGTTGAAACAACAGCAGGTACTAAACCGACAACATTTAAACTTCTTCACAGAATCAATGCTTCTGACGAAATCAAAATTGACGTAGAGACAATCGACGCTTCTGCACTTGAAGATGAGGTTGAAAGAACTATCGCAGGACGTGGTTCTACAGGTGGTACATTCAACGTAACTGTGAACGTGACCGATGAAACTATCACTGAATGGGAAACCTTAATCAGCGAATATAAAACAGGAAAAACAGATGGAAAATCTATGTGGTATGAAGAATACTTCCCGTCTCTTAAGAAAGCATTTTTCACAAAAATCGAGCCACCGACAATCATTCCTAAACCGGCGAGAGATCAGAATGGCCTGTTAACCGTTGAAATGTCTCTTACTATCAATGAATATGTCGGACCGAGTGAAGCAGTAGTTCCAACTGACAGCGGCCTTTAAACACATTTGGGAGGACAAATAATATGTATAAAGTTTTAAAAATCGGTGACAAAGACTACAAACTTGAATATGGAATTGAAGCATCACTGTTTGATGATTGCGTGAAATCCGTAATGAATATGCTTGTTTCCACAAGCGGCGGAACGGACAGGAGTCTTAAGGAAATGGTTTCTGGAATGAGTAGTATTCCAAATGTTGCACTCAATGCGTTCTATGCCGGATTACTTCAATATCACGGCAACCATTCTGACGGTGATGGCACTGTCCCGGATTTAGATACCGCCAAAAAACTTGCAACACAGTATATGACTGAACATAAAGATGATGAGCAGGGAAACTTCTACGGTCTGTTTTCTATGTGCATTGAACAGATGGAGGAAGATGGTTTTTTCAAATTAACCGGTCTGGAAACGTTCATGGACAACATGAATGCGGCAATGGACTCTGTGAAAGCGAAGAAAGCGCCGAAGAAACCGACAGATCATCTGAAAAAAGCTACAGCGAAATAATCTGGGATGAATTATACCCAATGGCTGTGCGTATTGGGATGTCAAGAAAAGAATTTCTCAGAAGTACCCTGAAAGACCTAAGAATCCGTATAGAACAATATGGAATCTTAAAGAACGAAGAAATTCAGTCGCAGTTAATAAACATGGACTATCAGTCGTGGCTGACCGGATTGTATGTGAAAACAAGTATTTCATGTGCATTGTTCCCACGAAAGGTTAGTTACCCGAACAGACCAATTACGCAGGAAAAACAGAATAATTGGGTTGAACACAATCCAGATATGCCAAAGAAATCAGAAGCAGAACTAAGACAAGAAGAACGTTACTACGAACTTCTTATCAGGCAGGCAAATGCAAATATATCTGAAATAGGTAATAAAGAGGGCAAGCAGGATGAATAGTAGTCTTGCTTGCCCTTTATTTTTTTGAAATAAAGGAGGTGCTTATATGCCTGACAACACAATAGATAGCCTTGCGATAGAGGTCAGCAGTAACGTATCAAATGCAAGTAAATCCATTGATGATTTATGCAATAAACTGAATCGCCTGAGTAGTCGTATGTCTGAGAGTATCAAGTATCTCAGACATTTTTCGTCCTCTGTCGGTACGGTCAATTCTGCTGTTCAAGCACTTAACAGCATAGATTCCGGGAAGCTGACTACAATAGCTGCGCAACTCGAACGTCTCAGCAAAATAAATTTGAGCAATCTTGAAAATAAGAATCTCAAAGTGAACGTAGAGATTAATTCGGCGGATATGTCTGAAAAGCTGAAATATTCTGTCGAAAAATCTTTGGATGCTACAAAAATAGACGCATCGGCTTTGTCCAGACAGCTCGCAAGCGCATTTGAATTAAAAGGCGGCGCCGCTTCCAAACTTCAAAGACAGATAGATTTGTTGGCACAGCAGCTTACAAATTCATTTGACGGACAAAACTTCACAGCCGGTGACTGGGGAAAGACTCTGGATGATATTGCAAAAAGCATTGAGCAAAGCGGAAAGGTTGTAAAATCTAATCTCGGAAGTTATCTGGATGGTGCAGAACAAGAGTGGCAGGACTTTTACAATTATTTCAAGGGCAAAAAAATCTACGTTTCCGATATGCTCAAAGCAGACATCGGAAAAGGCGAGTTCAGGGAATTATTGCAGCAATACCTTGGCAATATCACAGTTGATGCGACAAAAGGAATTAACCTTAACTCGGCATGGGGAGAATTATCAGAAAAGTTCCCTACATTGATTCCAAATGATACCATCAACGACGCAGATCAGTTGATAACTGTCCTTGAAAACCTCAAAAAAGTAAGGGATTCCATCAAGCCAATATCAATTCAGGCTTTGTCCGGTTCGGATGCAGCAATGGCATCGGACAGGGTATACAGCTCGGTAAATGAGTTAGGTACGCAACTCGGTGCGTCAATCCAGAGGAACATTGCGTCTGCCATGGAGTCTGCAAACGGTCAGATTCCAATTGACGTAAAGATTAATGAAGAAAAGATTGCCAGAGATATTAGAAATGCTATCAACAAGGCATCCACGCTTACCTACGACCCGGTAAAAGTAAATCTCTCAATTAATACGGATGAGCTCAAGAACAATATCGAAGCAAAATTGAACGGTCTGGATTTATCGACAGTAAACAGCCAGTTACAGCAGTTCACTCAGTCCATGAGCACGCTTGGAAGTCTTAATCTGAAAGATAGTGGATTAAATTCGTTTGTAAACTCTATCCGTAGATTGAACGAAACATTAAATTCCACAGGTGATGTGTCTGGAAAGATTCAGAACATGATTTCCGAATTATCTGGTCTTAGCAGTATTCCAGACGTATCAAACAACGTGAACCGGTTTATTTCTTCACTGGCAAGACTGGCGAATGCAGGCAGCTCTATTGATGCAGTTACATCAAAACTTCCAAATCTTGGGGAAGAACTTAGAAAAATCGTAGTTTCATTCTCTGGAATAGGCAATATTTCTCAGCCAATTAATACATTTGTTCAGTCAATATCTCAGTTGGCAAATGCAGGAGATAAAACTGGAAAGACAGCAACTCAGCTTAATGATCTGGCAAATAGCTTAAAATCATTCTTCCAGACGATGAGTACCGCTCCTAGAATCAGTAGCAGTACAATTCAAATGACTCAGGCTATTGCTCAGTTGGCAAATTCTGGATCAAATGCTGGTAGAGCGGCAAGGTCTACCGCAGGCGCATTTTCCAGATTAGGACAGGGTGCGGCTGCTTCTACAGGAAAGGTCAGAAAACTTGGCAATGCAGTCGGAAACGTAGGAAGCAAGGCAAGGAAAAGTTTGCCTAGCATCATGTCTCTGGTGGCGAAATTCTGGACGTTGAAATTTGTTGTTGGAAAATTTGGAAGCGCAATTGAAAGTTCCATGAATTTTCTCGAAGATTACAACTACTTTCAAGCGGCGTTTCGCCAGGTAGCAGATAAAGCAGGAGAAACTTGGCCAGAGGCAGGCTATGATTCTGCGGAAGCTTATGCAAATTCATTTAGTAATAGAGCTAGAGAACTTACATCCAAAATGTCTGGGTTCGATGTTTCTGATAATGCGATTTTGACCGCAAATAAATCAGGTAAATCACTCGGTATGGACCCGTCCATGCTCTTGAATTATCAAGGACAGTTTGCGCAGTTATCATCATCTATGGGAACGACTTCTGAGCAGGCATTAAAGCTGTCAAATGCACTGACGATGATTGGTGCCGACCTCGCATCTGTTAAGAATCTTGATTTCAGCACAGTTTATGAGAACTTATCCTCTGGATTAGTAGGCATGAGCCGTGCTGTGGATAAATATGGTGCGAATATTCGTGTGGCAAACTTACAGCAATATGCGGCAAATCTTGGTATACAAACGTCCGTCTCTAATATGGACCAGGCAAGTAAGGCAATGCTGAGAACAATAGTGATACTGGATTCCACCCGGTACGCATGGGCGGATATGGCAAATACGATAAATATGCCAGCCAACCAGTTACGTATACTTCGTGCAAACTTAGTATCCTGTGCCAGAGCATTAGGAAATATCTTTATGCCTGTAGTAGCGGCAGTGCTGCCATATATCAATGGTCTTGTGATCGCATTCCAGAGATTTTTGACATACATTGGTTCGCTTCTTGGAGTTGATACCAAAATCGGAAAAATGTTCGGTTCTATCGGTGGCGGAAGTGAAAATCTCTCGAATGCACTTGATTCCATAGACGATTCTGGAATTTCGGACGTTGACGATGCTACAAAAGATACAAATAATAATCTGAAAGATGCGACTAAGAACGCAAAGAAATTAAAACAGTTCCTCGCATCTTATGACGAATTGGAAATTATGAACAAAGACGATAGTTCTCTGTCAGACCTTGCAAATTCTAAAATTAAAACGCCAAAAATTGACACATCTGCAATTGACGCAGGAATCCTAAATGATGCACTGGATAAGCTTCTGAATGAATATCAGAAGAAATGGGATGCCGCCTACAATTCCATGGAAAATAAGGCTATGGCGTTCGCAAATAAAGTTACAGACACATTTAAGAAACTTGCAAAAGCCGCAGAACCTACCACAAAAGCACTAAAAAATCTCTGGAACAATGGATTAAAGCAGCTCAGAGATTTCACATGGACAGCATTAAAAGATTTCTGGAATCATTTTTTAGTTCCACTTGGTAAGTGGACACTTGGGGAAAAGGGATTACCACGACTTATCAATGCTTTTAATGATTTCCTTGTGAAAATCAACTGGGACAAAATCAATGCTTCTCTTATGCAGTTGTGGGATGTATTAGAGCCATTTGCCGAGAACGTCGGAACGGGATTGCTTGATTTCTTCGATGATTTCTTTGACAAGGCGGCAGATGGAGTTAATAAACTTCCTGATCTGATTGACAGGTTCAAAGAATTTATCGCAACATTCTCACCGGAACAAGCACAGTCTATCGGATATTTCCTTGGACAACTCCTGACAGCTTTCGTAGCATTTAAAGGGCTTACATGGTTTGGAGGTATCTTCGGTAAGGACGGAGTAATAGGTAAAGGCATTGCCATGTTAGCGGCACATCCATACGCTTCAATAGCGGCAGGATTAGGGCTTACTGTTGCCGCACTTGATAAATTCGGAGTGATTGATGTTGATTGGGACGGGTTATGGACAAGAATCGGGAATCTTAAAGACGTAATTGTGAATTTCATCAAAAACATTGATTGGGATTCGTTAATAAAAACAATCGGCGATGTATGGGATGTATTCCAGCCATTTGCCGAGGGATTCGCAGATGGATTTATCAGCTTTTTCGATATAATGTTGAATGATATCGGTGCCCCACTGATTAATACATTAGTAAGCGTCTTAGATGCTTTCGCAAAAGCCTTAGGAAAGCTTGACGATAAACAGATAGAAGCTCTGGGCGAAGCTCTGGCACGGTTTTTTATTATAAGGGGAAGCATTAAGTTTGCCCGAAATATATACAATGTAGTCAGTTCTATCAGCGCACTCAGAACAATCTTCGGTGGGTTAGGAACGGTTCTTTCCACAGCCAGTGGTGCATTGCAGACATTCTTTGGCTCTGGACTTGGTTCTACACTTGCGGCAGGATTTGCAGATAGCATGGTTGTCTTAGGAACTGCAATGGCAGGTTTCAACCTCGGAAAATGGATAAGCGTCAATCTGTTCGGCGGCGAAGATAAAACTTTTGGAGAGTTTCTGGAAGATAATGTATTCGGATATCAAAAAGGAGATTTTACCGGTGCTATCAACGAATGGATGAAAGATATATTCGGAGTCGGTAATAAGCTTACAGAGGATGATTTAAAGGTATTTCAGGAGTATGAAGATGCTATTCTCGGTTTGGTTCACGCAAGCCAGATTTCAGGCGAACAAGCATATCCTTTATTAACATTCCTTTCCGAGCTAAAAGATAACGGATATAGCACAGAACAGGCATTATTTGAACTTGAACTTAAGCTTAATAATCTTGGAGTTTCGTCCGAAGATTTCGAGAATGCAATAGCAGGAGTAAACAAACCAGTCAAAGACCTTGGAAATACAGCGGAAACATCCTCTAATCAGTTTTCAAATATGGCTGATCGGATTAACAATGTGTCGTTTGAGGATATCTCAGAACAACTCACAGGATTCCAGACGCTTATCCAGACCATTGACTTTGCAACTCTGGTAACAGATACAGCAAATGCAATTGATGAAATGGGTGGTATCTGGGAGAACGGAAAACAGATTCTTGGCGAAAAAGCATTACAGATTTATCAGGAAATTTCAAAGGGATTAGAACCGGATGATAACGGCTACTATACTTTAGCAAACGGACAGATGGTGCAGTTTGGAAAAGGTATTTCTGATTATGAAAGCACTCTACAAAGTACAATGGATTCAACTTTACAGGGGGCAATCAACGGCGTTCTGGATAACAATTCTGGTTTTGAATTAGTCACAGAACTCGGAAAGAATCAGATTCTTGCCGTAGGTAGTGGGATTGAGCAAAACGGCAGTAAAGTCACTGAAAAGCTTAACTCAACAATTCAATCATCTGCGAAAGGTGCAGAAGAAACTGCGAAATCAAGCGGTAAAACCCTTGGAAGCAACATTGCAGAGGGATTACAGTCTGGAATTAACGGGAAGAAAGAAAGCACAAAGACTTCGATTCTTGACCTAATGAATAACAGCGTAAAAGCTCCTGCACAGGAAGCAGTAGACTCCCATTCTCCGTCCAGATGGTTCAAGCAGCTTGCAGAGTACTGCGGTCAAGGATTCCGAAACGGATTAGAGCCGGGCTTTTCTGCGTCGTTCACATGGTTCGGAAGAATCCGAAGCAGAATCAGCAATTCCATTGGAAACCTGTATAATATCGGTTGGAACTCTATTATTGGCTTAAATAATGGAATTGTAGGTGCGGCACAACAGCTTTATGCAAATGTGCAAAAAATCGCACAAAATATATCAAATACGTTCCGCAAAGTTCTTAAAATTCATAGCCCGTCGCAGGTAATGATGGAACTCGGTGGATTCACAGTTGAGGGATTCCAACTCGGTATGCAGAATATGCTTCCAAAAGTCGAATCCACCATCAACGATATAAGCGCCGAAGTGCAAAAAATTAATACACCAACCGCAGACATTATCACAAAGAGTGCGTCCTATCAGGAAGTAAAGAGCAGAATGTCAGTTGATACAGATGATTTTGTGGATGATATGCGAAAAGAAATCATGGCAATCAGCAGTAACACGTTTGACAATAATCAGATGATCGGGCAGGCGGTCAAAAATGCCCTGAACGGCATGGCAATCTACGCAGACGGACATCTGATTGGGTATCTGAAAGAAGAAAATCAGCAGTTCAGAAACCGTAATGGCTACGGACTGTTTGAAGGGTAGGTGATAGAATGAGTGACTTTATTGCAG